AACAATAGATTTCTTCTATTCCTCCTATAAGAGTCGAATAGAAAGTAAAATTGATATTGAAAAATTTAAATTTATAGGATTTCAAAAGGGTATATCAACAAGTTTATTTTTTCATTGTAATGAATGTCTTAAAGAGTTTAATATATTAACATATCAATTTTATTATAGATCAAATAACAGAATAAATATATGTACAAATTGTTTTCCAATATCCGAGAATTCTTCAATATCTCAAATAGAAGTTTATAACTTTATTAGAAAAAATTATGATGGTGAGGTTATATTAGATTGCAAAGGTGTAATAAAACCATATGAGATAGATATCTATCTACCAGAATTAAAGTTAGGTTTTGAATTTAATGGTGTTTGGTGGCACTTAGAGAATTTTAAAGGAGAAAACTATCATTTTAAAAAAATAGAAATTTCTAAAAATAATGATATAAAATTATTATCCATATGGGAAGATGAATGGAACATTAATAGAGAAATATGTGAGTCGTTTATATTAAATAAGCTAAATAAAACCAAAAATAGAATATTTGCCAGAAAGTGTGAAATAAAAGAGATTGATTATTCATCCTCAAGAAAATTCTTGGATGAAAACCATTTACAGGGAGATTGTAAGTCGTCTATTAGGATTGGATTGTATTATAATGATGAATTATATAGTTTAATGACATTTTCTAAATTAAGGTTACCATTGCAACGATCAGAAAAAAATAGAAATAAAGACAAACATTATGAGCTAACAAGATTTTGTAATAAAATAAATAGTAATGTAGTTGGAGGTGCTTCGAGATTACTAAAATACTTCAACAATGTATATTCACCTATACAGATTGAAACATATTCAGATAATTTAATATCTAATGGTGATTTATATGAAAAATTAGGATTCAATTATTCACACACTTCTAATCCAGGATATTGGTATTTAATAGATGGTATAAGAGAACATCGTTTTAATTGGAGAAAACAAAAGCTAGTTAAACTTGGATATGATATAAATAAAACAGAGGAAGAGATTATGAGTGAATTAGGATATTATCGTATTTATAATGCTGGTAATAAGAAGTGGATACTCAAACTTAATTCATTTCAATAAAAATTTAAATATGTATAAATATACAACTAAATGATTATTATTTATTATAATGGAGAGGTTAAATAACTGAATATATAAATAAAAAATAACAACATTATATGTCTGAAAAAAACAATATAAGTGAGGAAGAATACTTAAAGAAACATCTTGGTAACTTAGAATCTTCCAAAAATCAAAAAAACTCTGATATTCCATTTATAGAGCAACCAAAAATTGACAATACAAGAACTACTGATCTTCAATATTTTAATTTTGATATTAAAGAACTTCCGTGTGGTGCTTTCTATCCAGCAGGTACCGTATTTATGGTAAGACCAGCTCAAGTAAAAGAAATTCAAGCCTATTCAATGGTTGATGACCAAAACTTTTACGATATCGTTGAAAAAATGAATGATATTCTACAATCTTGTGTTAGAATTAAATATTCAGATGGTAAGATGGGTTCTTATCTTGAAGTAAAAGACCAAGATAGATTATTTTTAATTTTCTTAATTAGAGAATTAACATTTCAACAAGGTAATTCATTAACAGTATCTGCAAAATGTGGTTGTGGAAATGAACTACAATTGGAATTGAAAAGAGATAACTTTTCATTTCACGGAATTGATGATAAACTTGATAGATACTTCAGTAATTCTTCAAGATCTTATCACTTCACAACAGTAAATGGTAAAGAGTTTGAATTAACTCCACCAAATATTGGTCTTCAAAAGGCGTTCACTGATTATATCTTAAAAGAAAATAATGAAAAAAGAACACCAAACCTTTCTTTCTTAAAAATTATTCCTTTTATGTTAGCTGGTAGAACTTCTGTTACTTATGAAGGGATTAAATCTAAATTAAAAGAATTTGAAGAAATTGATGATATCTCTTTTCAATTTTTAAATGCTGCTGTTAGCAAAATGACTTTTGGTATCAAGGAATTGAAGAAAACATGTTCGTGTGGTGATGAGGTCCACACAGAAATGCAATTTCCCAACGGAGCGTCAGGTATTTTCGTTATTCATGATGCCTTTGAAGCATATATTAAAGAATAAGTTACTATTACAAAAGCATTTTCATACACAAGAATATGCTATGGATGAATGGCCCTTTTGGATGTTTGAAGAAAACATTAATTTGGTTAATGAAATTGTTGAAGAAGAAGAAAGTTCTAAAAAGAAACAAGAACAAGACCAACAAAAAGGAATGCCAAACTTTGATGCTAACTCAATGATGAGAAACGCTTCTAATATGTCAAATAACATGCCCAAATTTTAATAATAAACCCACCAATTGGTGGGTTTATTATTTACTAGACATAAAAAAACTCATCTTAAAAGATGAGTTTTTAATTTTATTATCTCTATTAGTATCCAGATACAATTGGAGGATTGATAGTAAAGTTATTATCAATATACTCATCAATGAAGTAGTCATAGATAAAGTCAGCTTGAACTGATTCAATAATGTTATTTGAAGTCCAGTCTAAACCGTAACCAGCTAATTGTTTAATTTGTACGTTTTGGAAAGTCACACGTCTTAAAACAACACCTTTTTTATCGTGTTGGTTAACAATAACTGTACCGATGATATCACTTTTATAGTGAAGTGAACCATTTTGAGAGTTAAATACTAAATCATACCAAGCTTTCAAAGCATTCCAAGTCTCCATAGAACCTTGTTGGTTTACGTTAACATTGAATTTAATGGTAAATTCACCAGAAGTTTTGGTTGGAGTTGTCAAGAACTGACGAGTTGAATACTTGAATCTTTGTTCTTTAACACCGATATCAAACTGTGTTAAGTTGAAATCTATGTTCAAAGCATTTTGAAGAAGCAAAATTGGGTTTCTACCCTGTGCTTGTAAAATAACAGGCAATACAAAAGTAGTCTCAAATAAATTAAGATATACTACTTCATCAGGTAGCGTACCAGGACCCCCTGGTGAACCTGTGTTCAAAAGTTGAGTAAAATGTGGTAATGGCATATGTTTTTAAATTATTTTTTATACATTATATATTTTTATTGATTCCCTCTTTAGCTCTATTTTGAAATATTATGTTACTAAAAATGCCATTTCCACTTTTTGTATTTAATAAATACAACATATGAACTGTAATTATAGATATTGTGGTAAAGAAATTATCTGGGGTAGACCAGATAGAAAGTTCTGTAATAAAAACTGTAAATCTAAAGAAAAGGCTATATTAAAAGAATTAAAGGCTCTTAATAGAAGAAGTAAAAATAGTAAAGATTTTGTTGAAAAATCAAATATTAAACACAACTATAGATATAACTATGACTTAATACTTTATGAAAACTGTAGAAGTAAAGTTAAAATAATATGCCCAGTTCACGGTGAATTTCAACAAACACCAAATGCCCATCTATATGCAGGTAGTGGATGTGAGAAATGTGCAAGAGAAGCCAGAAGAAAAGATTAAGAAAAGTATTTACTATAAACTATTTCATTCAATTCCATATAATCTATATATAGTATGTCCTTATACATATTAATTAAAAAATAAAAATTTTACATGAGAGTTTACATGATAACAGATACACATTTTGGGATATATCTGAATAATTTAGAAAAATGGTTGAATATGATGGAAAGCACAATCTATAAATTTTTAATACCCTATTTAAAAGAGAATTTTGAAGAAGGTGATATACTTATTCACTTAGGTGATTTATTTGATAATAGAACTAGTATTCCCATAAATGTTTTAAATAAAGTAGAAAAGATTCTAAAAGATATATCTGATATAATACCAATGCATATAATGGTTGGTAATCATGATCTTTTTAATAAGGGTTCTAATGAAGTAAACTCGGTTAGAATATATGGTTATATAAGTGATAATATAACAGTCTATGAGAAAACTACAAAATTAACAATTGGTAATAAAGACCTAATATTAATGCCTTGGGTTGAGAAAAGACTTGAAATGATTAAAGAGATGAGTAATAATCCAGGTGACTATCTTTTCTGTCACTCAGATTTAAATGGTTGTAAAATGCACCTTAACTCAGTTGCTCATAGAAATGCTGATAAAATAGATGTTGAAGAATTTGGTAAGTATAAAGAGGTATTTTCGGGCCATGTGCATATTACACAAGTTAATAAGAATTTTAAGTTTATAGGTAGTTTATGGCAAATGGATAGGAATGATATGGGTGATCAAAAAGGAATCACCATACTTGATATAAACACTAATAAAATTGATTTTGTACCTAACACATACTCTCCAGTATTTAGAAAATTC